CACGATGTGGCTCTTGCCTGATCCGGTAGGCAACACGATACACGGGTTCCCCTCGTTGCCCGCCTCAAACCACTCATATAGCTGCGTTAGGCTTTTTTCTTGGTACGGTCTAAGTTGCATCACGGCCTCTTGCTCTGATTTTGTCTGCCCAATCTGCTGCAGTGTCATCGCATACCTGCGCACATGTTTCTCGCTCGGCAAGCACCGCATCATTGATGCGCTTAATCCAAAGTTCGGCTTTGGAAAACCCAATCTCACGCTCAATGGCGCGGGCAAAGTCCACCACGTTCTGGTGGTCAAGGCAAATGTGAACAGCATCTACAACTTCGCCATTCTCAAAGTTTATGGTTTGGTTGCACTTCCAAATTTGTTCTTCAGTTAGTTTCATGTTGGTCCTTATTATCAAAGTTAGCCAGTAACTCTTTACTTGAATACACGCCATCCCCTGGAGCGCCATTCGCAAGCGGCTTGCCTTTGACTACGTAGATGGCTTGCCATTCGTTCGTGCTTTCTCTGCGCTCCCAAGGCACCATATCAGGGTGCAGAACGTGTGACTCGCAACCCTCACGCTGTGCTTCTGTCGGGATAACGTCATCCCATCTTGCACAATGCCAAGTGGAATTTGGCAAAGCGGTTGAATGGGCACAGGTACGGCAATTGACTTCCTTTGTCGTCTTTGACTTATGGCACATATCATGTGCGGGGCAAAACTTGCATTCGTACCACGTTGGATTGGTGCTCAGTGGCTCGGGCATCCTGTCGGATTGGGTAATCCTGTGACCACGCTTGACCAGCAGCTGAGCTAATGGCAGGTCCAGGCGCACCCGCTCTGTATAAATCTGGTCGTTGTCTTTGCAGATTGCAAAGTAAAGCGCCCTCTCAATGCCTGTGCCAAGCATGTAAAGCTGCATTTGAGCCCAGTGCATCGGCTTTGATTCCTTCACACCCTTCGCTTTTACGTCATTGAATGACTTTAGCGAGTGCGTTTTGAACTCTGCGATATGCCGAGCCTTTGGCGCACCAGGGACGCCAGACTCGATGATCCCGTCTAGGCTCCCGCTGACGTGGCACCCAAAGTCAACACGGCTTTGACCCGACGACGGAACGCGAACATCAAGGCCAATAGCCCGCAGATCGTTAATAATTTGCTGTTCTTCATTGTGACCCCTACGAAAAAGCCGCAAGATGCGGCCTGGGAACTTCTCTACAACAGCCCAGCGGAATGACAGCCAGAGCCACCTATCACATGGGTGGCCCAGCATTGAGGCTCCCAAGTGAGGGCGGGGCCCCTCCTGCTGTTCTTCGTGATGTTGATCAATTAACTCGGCTATTTGATCTAGTTCAGGTATTTGCATATAATGGCCTCTGTCTCCCCTGTAGTTGCCTTAGCCCCTCTTGCGAGGGGCTTTTTTTTTGCTTACTTCTTAGCCCACGGGGGGGCTGCTTTAGCAGCAGCAGGTGCCGAAGCGGCAGGCGTAGGCATAGAGCCACCGGCCACAGCTTTAAAACCCTTCACCTCGTTCTTGTCGCCATATTCCGCGCTCAACTTTACATCCAGCTTGATCGAGCAAAACGCGGAGAAAATGAGACTCCATTGGCCAGGCGCGCCAATGGGTATTTATAGCGCAAGCATTGGCAGAAGACAACTCGGCGAGCCCATTACGTTCGCCGGGATTCAGTCAGTACGCAACCGATCCAAAGAGCTGGGGCACATTGATCTAGTTCTGATTGATGAGTGCCACCTTGTCAACCACAAAGAAGAAGGCGGATATCGAACCTTGCTGGCCGAGCTGAAGGAGATCAATCCAGCAATGCGTGTTGTGGGCCTTACAGCAACTCCTTACCGTCTTGGTCACGGCCTAATCACTGATAAGCCTGCCCTGTTTGACGATCTGATTGAGCCTGTTAGCATCGAGGAGCTGATACGCAAAGGCCACCTGTCAAATTTACGCTCCAAAATCACTACGTCGCAGTTAGATGTCGCTGGCGTACACAAGAGAGGGGGCGAGTACATTGAAGCCGAACTGCAAGCCGCTGTTAACACGGACGCCAACAACATTGCCGCCGTCCAGGAGGTCATTAGGCTGGCTGGTGATCGCAAAGCGTGGCTGTTCTTTTGCGCAGGTGTGAAGCACGCCGAAGCGGTGGCAGAGACACTGAACGCTTACGGAGTTGGGGCGGCTTGCATCACTGGTGAGACACCAAAGGCCGAGCGTGAGAATCTGCTTAAGAAGTATAAGGCGGGTCAAATTAGGGCGCTAACCAACGCCAATGTTTTGACGACAGGCTTTGATTACCCGGACATTGATCTAATTGCAATGCTGCGCCCAACGATGTCGGCCAGCCTCTATGTGCAAATGGCCGGTCGAGGTCTACGCCCAAAAAGCCACACCGATCATTGTCTGGTGCTGGACTTCGCTGGCGTAGTCAGTACGCACGGCCCAATCACAAACGTGCAGCCGCCAAAAAAGGGCGGGTCGGGCAATGGCGAAGCGCCAGTAAAAATCTGTGAAGCTTGCAACGAGCTGTGCCCTATTTCGGCGCTGAAGTGCCCTGCTTGCGGGAATCCTTTCCCTGCACCTGCCAAGAAACCTCTTACACTTCACCTTGACGACATTATGGGCGTCCAGGGCCTTGAGATGAATGTACGGGCCTGGGCATGGCGCAAGCATACGAGCAAGGCCAGCGGAAATGAGATGTTGGCTTTGACGTATTACGGAGGCTTGAGCGAGCCGGCGGTGACTGAATACTTGCCGGTGATGCACGAAGGATATGCAGGCAGCAGAGCAAGGCAAAAATTAGCAGAGATCGCGCAAAAGTCTGGTGTTGCCTTGGATTATTCGTCTGCCGATTTGCATGATATTGCGAAACAAATGACAAAAGGAAAACCGCCTCGGCTTCTTGAATACAAACGTGATGGCAAATATTTCAAAATACTACGGAGAGAATGGCATGAGACCGAATCCACCCCAATTCTTTATTGACTACGTACAAAGCGTCCGAGGCGGGCCGCCGAAGTGTTGCGCTAGCTGCGACCACTACGATGAGAGAGGCAAATGCGAAAAGTTCGACGCCGAGCCCCCAACAGAGTTTCTTGGCACTGAAGGCGCATGTGATGTTTGGATCGAGGCGGTGCCATTTTGAACAAACAAGAGAGACACCAGTTCGAGCGATTGGCACGATTGCTAGAGGCCGAAAGAGAACGCGCCGAAAAAGCATGGGTTGGATATCGTGAGATTTTGTATGAGGTCGTTGACCTCAAGATGAAGTTAGAACGGATTCAGAAAGCGATCAATGGCGAAGAATGACACCCCCACCGAACATTTCGAGCAGCGCGAGCTGGTGATGTGGTTCCGCCAGACTTACCCAGGCGTTCGTATCTTTGCTATCCCAAATGGGGGCCAACGAAGCATGTCAACAGCCGCCAGGTTAAAGGTTGAAGGGGTCTGCGCTGGTGTGCCTGACCTTTTCATCCCCGCCTGGGAGCTTTGGATTGAGCTAAAACGCCAGAAGGGCGGCGTAGTCAGTGCAGAGCAAAAAGACTGGCTCGCATACCTGGAGAGCGTCGGTTACACGACATTGGTGTGCAAAGGTGCACAAGACGCAAAGGATAAGATCACAGGCTTGCACCAAACATCTTGACACCTGCAAAGGATTGTTTTACAGTACACACATCGCAACACAGACACCCGGAGCTCCAAATGATCTGTTTCAATGACGCCGAACTGAATGCCCACTACTCCAAAGAGGAATCTATGGACCAAAGACGCGAGATTGCTAGACAAAATCTTGATGGTGAATCACTTCATCATTATTGTGACGACTTGGTGGAATACTGCCAAGATTATGAGGCCGGGTTAATCACACTTGATAAGCTTGGTTTGCATTTGCTGAACGCTTATGGTTTTGCAATAGATATCGCAGTGGAAAAAATGGAGGTGTAAGTATGTGAGAGCACAAATTAAACGCATTATTTATTAACTTTTTTAAAGGAAACCAAAATGGTAACTATCGCTAAATTTCTCAGTGTCTCTATGTTGGCTCTTGGCATCAGTGTTGGGGCAGTGCACGCGCAAGAAAACGGCACCCGCGACGAAGCAAAAGCAATGGTCGATGCCGCTGTTGAGTATGTACGGCGCGCCGGTCCTGAAATAGCTTTTCAGGATTTCAACGACAAAGAAAACAAAACTTGGCATAAAAAAGATTTGTACGTATTTGCTTACAATATGGAAGGAATGAATGTTGCTCACGGGGCCAATGTCAAGCTAATTGGGAAGAACCTGATTGAGATGAAAGACCCCGAAGGAAAGCTACTTATCAAAGAGCTTCGTGACACGGCTGCAAAGGGCGGTGGCTGGGTGGAGTATGAATGGCCACACCCACAAACCAAGAAGGTTGAAAGCAAGATTTCGTACACCCGAAAGCTTATTAACTTTGATGGGTTTGTCGGAGTTGGTGTCTATCGCTGATGCAGTAATAACAGGTAAGCATGGTTGGCTCAAAGGCCTTCCATGCTTGTCAAATAAAGAATACGTAATCTAAGGGGATTTAGATGTTTTTAATTACATGGATTCGTAACGTTTCGGTAGGCATTAAGGTGGCTTTGGCTCCGGCAATCGCTATCTTGTGCCTAGCGATTGTTGGCGCGATTGGCTATGGGGCGAATAAAAGTCTAAGCGGCTCAATTGTTGATCTTGGCGAAGCCAGATTCCCGCGTGTCGTAAGTAATTTACAGCTTTCCGAGCGCATAACCGGAATCCACGCTCTGGTAAATCAAAGTCTGGCATGGGAAGGTGCCGGGTATAAATCCGCAAAGATTGAAAAACTCGATAAGCAAATTTTGAGCTTGTTGGACAAATACAAAGTTGACTTGCAAAAAACTGAAGACGCGGACAAAAAACACATTGCAGCAGCAATACCGGAGTTTGAAAAGTATGCCCAAAACGCTCGGCAGGCGCTTGAAATAAAGACCGGGATGCTAGGTAATGCTGCGTCTTACATGACAACAATGGATGGCAATTACAAGCAACTAAAGGCCGAGCTAGATGCCTTGGTGGTGGCGCAAACAGACAGCGCAAACCAAGCGGCTGCAAAAGGTCGAGACCAAGCAACCCGCAACACTAAGTTTATTGTTGTGGCCAGCAGTGTTGCCCTGTTCGCAACGATTGCGGTCGCATGGCTGATGACAAGGATGTTAGTCGCGCCTTTAACGATTGCTTCACAGGTGGCCAATGCAGTGGCTGAGGGGGATCTTACTCATAGCCCCCAGGCGAGCTCTACAGACGCAACGGGCCAAATGATCGAAGCAATGAACACCGTCACCTTGAATTTGTCTGGGATCGTCCTAGACATACGCTCCACCGCCGACCTGATTAACTGCGCAGCCAGTGAAATTGCTGAAGGGAACAACGACCTATCACGCCGCACAGAGACACAAGCCAGCAGCCTAGAGGAAACAACTTCCTCGATGCAGGAATTGAGTTCCGCAGTGAGAAAGAACGCTATCACTGCCACGGAAGCAGCGCAAATGGCTAGCTCTGCAAGCAATGCGGCTACAAAAGGGGGAGAGATTGTATCGCAGGTGGTTGATACGATGGAAGAAATCACCGCCTCATCAAATCAGATTGCGGCAATTATTGGCGTTATTGATAAAATTGCATTTCAAACAAGCATATTGGCCTTTAATGCTGCCGTGGAGGCTGCGCGTGCAGGAGAGCGCGGACGAGGCTTTGCGGTTGTTGCAAATGAAATTCGTGCGTTAGCAACCCGGGCCGGGGTGGCCGCAAAAGATGTTAAATCAATCATCAATTCCAGCGTAGAAAGAATTGAAGCTGGTAGGAATTTGGTGGGCGCTGCCGGGGCATCCATGCAAAGCATTGTCGGACAAGTAAAGCAGGTGGCAGATCGAATTGAGAGAATCAGCGCCACAGCGATTGAGCAAACCAATGGGATTGAGCAAATCAACCAGACAATTATTGAGCTGGAGCATGTGACCCAGCAAAACGTGGCGCTTGTTGAAGAGGCGGCTGCGGCTGCTGATAACATGAGCCACCAAGCGGTACGACTTGTCCAGTCTGTCAGTGTGTTTAAACTCTGTTAAAAAGGCCAGCAGCATGAAGGAAGTAACATGGCGCAGTCTACAAAAGGCCCTATCTGGCCTGGATGAAAACACAGTGCTCAATATGTTGGAGCATGAGCGCAAAGCGGAGCATCCCAGGCTATCAATTGTCTGGCGACTTCATCAGCGCTACACCATGCTTCGGATGAACCGGGAACGTGAAGAAATTATAAAGGAGATCAAATGATTGACGAAACTCAGAATGACCGTTGTACAAAGTGCGGAGAATTCATAACCAACGCCGCAGAAAGCCAGGGCCTCAAGAGTGTTGTAAGAATTGAGTTGTTTTGTAGAAACGAGGATTTAAAAGAGGATCAATTGACGGCCTTCAACATGATCTGTCACAAGATCGCCAGGATCATTAACGAAACGCCGGATTACGTGGATTTTTGGTTTGAAGTTGAAAACTATTCCGCTTCGGCAACTAATCAATCAAAAGAGAAAAAATGAACAAGCGAAGAAACTCAGGGCGACGTAAAGATGACCGAGGATCTGTTGACCTTCCGACATCCCTACTAGTCGCCCTGGTTGTAATGGCCACCTTGGTGGTAACCGGGTTGTTTGCTACTTTGTGACGCCTTGAATCTTTTCGGCTGTTCGGTACGCACCAAGTCCGAGCATGCCGAAGAGCAAAGGCATCATTGTGCCGGTGTCCATCTGAGGGAATTTGACGGGGTGGCCCGCTAGGGCTGAGGCCCATTCGCCCAATGGACCGATAACAAACTGCACGGCAAAGCCAGCGCAACATGTCCACCCCACGCCAGGTCTCCATCCACTGGTAAACGCACTGGCACTACCGGCCTCTATCTTGTTGATTTCCAATTGGCCCGCAATAAGGGCAAGGTCACCAGACTGTTGCAGCTTGAAAAGTTCAAGCTTGGCCTGGGCTGCTTGTGTTGGGTCAGGCCATATCCTATCAATAACTTTTCCACCAATGTCAAGCAGTGCTGTAACGGGGTCGAGGGACATTTAAGACTCCAGTAAGTTGGAAGCAATGCGCCGAGCCCATCCCTTGCCAAAGGTAGGCCATACGCCGAGGTCTGTCATAAACATTAGCCTTGCCCCATTAAAGCGGGCGACAAGGCGCGGCCCAGGCATAGATTGAATGGCTTGAAGTGTTCTAGGGCCGAGGATTCCATCCTCAGTTTCACCTATCGCTTTTTGCAATGTCTTGATGGCCGTTTTTACGCCTGAATTGACCGCCATATCAAACAGATCAAATTTGATCGACTCAGGCACAGTATCACAACCCGCCGGCCCCCAATAATCTTGGCGATATATCCGTTTTGCACGGTCCAGCGTAAGATTAACGATGTCTTCCCCGGGGTATGAGCGTTTGCTGATGCCGTATTTGGTCAGGCCCCCACCGTCGGCGGGGTTGTTGGATATGCCGCCTTCATGGCCGATTAGTCTGACGAAGGCCCCATCAAAGTTCATTGCTTGTCTACCTTGTTGTCCAGCTTGTCAAAGATTTTGGTGAGGAACCCTTTGATTTCTGAAATGTCATCTTTGTAGTCACTCTTCACCGCGTAGGTGTGAGGCATGGCACGCACGTCTTTATCCAGTTTCTCAAGGGATCGGTAAATGTTGTTCAATGTCCAGCCGCCAAAGAACCCAGCGGCGGAAACTGCAATATTGAATAAAATTTGAATGTCCATGACATCCCTCACTACAGCCCGGATTTATTCTTGGGCGGCCCTGGTGAACCGCACCAGTACGGTGGTAGTTTACTACTTATTTCGATTGTTACGCCAACGTCCAATCTGTCATGTCAAACGAAACGCCTGCCAATTCCACATCAACAGTGCTTCCAGTCGTCACTTCCACGTTACCTGCTGGATAAATTGTTAATAGAGCAGAAGCCCCGTTTGACGTGGTTGGAACTCTCATGTTGTATGTTGGCCTGTAACCAACCGGCAAAATCATAATCACAATTTGCGCTGGAGTGCCTGGGTTGGTGACAGTGCCGCGCAAGTGAACTCGTCCGGTTGAATCAATCATAAAAGACGGAGTCGGGAAAGGCGAGGAAAATGTAGCCGCCCATGATGATTGTAAAGTGGCAGCTTGCCATGCGGCGTATCGTCCAAGGTTTACAGTTCCGCCCCAGATTTTGTCTCTATACAACAAAACCTGTGCATACGGAAAAGCCTCTGGCGGCTTCATCGTAATGTTTGGTTGAACTAAAGTCAGATTGTTAGATTGAGAAAACAAATAGTGGCTTGTGCCCGCAAGGAAATCGTATCTACCACCAATAATGTTTAGGTTCGGTAACTGAAGGCCACTAATTGAGCAAGTCAACTTAAAGCCGTACAAAGGGTCACCAGCATCAAGCCTTTCGCCGCTGCAACCAACAAAAGTAAGCGGGCCAAGCATGGAAAGCCCATCAACAATTCCATTGGAAATTTCCACATACGAACCAGAAGCTGCGGTTGTGTAGCCCCCATAAAAAGACCAACTACCGACAGCCTGCGCGCCCTCAATGTAAATGCAGGCGGCGTCTACATTCCCGGTGCCATTCGTAAACCAGAATTTATTGAACGTATTAGTCAGGTTTGACGAAGTAAAAAGCGGCGTGGTAATTGCAGGAAAAATATTCCCAATACCTGTATACAAGCAATACTTTGCAGTTCCTGAATAAACCCAAACGTTAATGTCTTCCCAATAATTATCTTCGCTAGCAATAGAAAAAATTCCCGCTGTACCATAAGCCCCGTAAACAGAAAGCCGTTTGATTTGGTGATAGCCACAAGATGCAGCGCCAGTGCGTCCAAGCATTAAGCCTGTTTGTGGGTAAGCGCCTGATGATGGGCCGCTTTGCAGGCATAAGTCTTGAATTTGGCAAGACAATGAACCAACAAGGCTAAAGATAAAATTGCCAGCGTGTTCGGCATAAATGGTCGTGCAGCCTTGGTCGTAAGCGCTAAAGCCGCCAAACATACCATCTCCAATGACGGTTACATAAGCGGGAATTGTTATGCCTGCTGTCGTCTTGTAAAGCCCTTTAGGCATATGCAGAGTACCGCCGCTTCCACCAAAAAATGCAAGCGCATTTTGAATCGCAGCAGTAACGTCTTGCGTTTTATCTCTTGCCACAACAGAAGATATCTGCGCGGCAGTCATGAAGTCAAACACGCTCACCGACTCGCGCAGCTTGCTTTGCACAGTCGTAGGAACAGCCCCTGTGCCGGCAGGCGTGTAGCTAACATTAGACGAATTGGGATTTATTCCGGTCCCGTTTAAGAAGCTATAAACAAACGTCCCTTTTGCGTCCAGGAGCTTGATGGAAAAGTTAACCGCGTTCACGTAAAGCTGAGCAGGCGTACCAGAGTTTGATACATATCCGTTAATGGTGCGAATGGGCTGAGCTGCTGGAATCGTCAGAGCCTCGTCAAAATACACTTGCACAGGATTCGTTTGTGCATCTAGGTTGGGCACACCAATGTAAACATATCCATTGTCCAACGGCTGGCCGTCGCGGTTTTGGAACACTGGGAAAGGTACGCTTACTGATAGTGCTGGCATGATGTAAATTCTACCTTGTGTTTTGTTTAGGGGCTTACGATTGACAAAGCGTTGAGGGATTCATGGGTTTAAAGGCTTCAACGATTGCTGAACTCTCATTCTTACTTTACGATTTTTTGCATACTTTGACGCTTCACGCAAAGCCGTTACCGCTGGGAGTGGAACACCAGTTAGTCCAAGTGTTGCAACCGAATCCATCGCAACCTGTAAGGCCGATGCCGTATTTGAAAAATTGATTGCGCCAGGCGGTGCGGTGTAGATATCGATAGCAATTTCTCCAAGATCACGGATTTGCTGTGCCTGTTTTCTGCCGTATAAGGACTCGAGTTTTCCTGATCTGTCCATGGATCGAATGACGCTGTTAAGTTTGTCGGGGGAGATCAAAGGACGACCTTTTTCATCCCTTTGGGATGCTGATAAAGCCTTGTTGATAATGTACCTAGATGTATTTGACTTGAGCTCGTTCCATGCTTGTTTTCCATCGGCCCCCGCAGAAATCAAAGTTCTACGTACCTTGTTCATTTCCTCAAGTGGTGCGTTAAGAATGATTTTGTCAAACACATTTTCAAATGCAATCGCGCGCTCAGAGGTGTTTTTCTTGGTAGATAACAGTTGTGCCGTGAGGCCCACGTTTTCAAACTCATTTGCAAAGTTCTGCCGTAGTTTGCGTGCTGCGGCATAAGTCTCACCACCTTTACCCTCTGTCCCTGCATCAATAGACGAATTGATTCTTCTGGCCATAAGAGACTGGCGGCTATCCGTCCAATCTGTTGCCTCGTTGACAAACTGCCGCAGCAATTCGGTGTCATCAATGGACCTAGCCTTTGCAATCAAATTGCCGTCAGCGTCTTCTGCCAAAATTCCAAGCCTGATAGCTTCTTTTCTGATTGGGGCCACATTTGGTGCAACGCCTTCAAAGCGCCGCACATCTGCTGCCGTTGTCGCCAAGTTGTCAAGCGTGACCGGCTCAAGCATCGACCCATCTTCACGGGCCTTTGTGTATGCCGCGCTGACTTTTCTACGTGCAACTTCTGCTTTGTTAACTATGGCCTGACTAACGGCTTGGCCGATGTCTCGAGGCTCCACCAGCATAGGCTCGGTGCGGTCAACCATAGCATCGAATTGCTGAATTAGGTTGGCCGTTTGGTTGCTGACTCGTTCACGTAAAGGTGCGCCAACGTCCCCTAGTTTGGCGGTTTCTTTTTCAAACTTGAGGTCTGCAAAGTTCCTGGTTCTTTGTCCTGCTGTCAAACCTGCTGGACCGACAAAACCTAATTGTTCAGCAGTGGCCGCTCGCTGCAATTCGGCTGGAGTTGCCGCAGCCCCAATAGATCGACCACCCACACCCTGTGGCTGTGCTTCTATGCCAGGAATAAACTGTCTTGCGGTTTCTGCCACGTTAGATATAGCTTGACCAGCTTTTTTTGAGCCTTGGATGATTGGGGCGACGGCTCTACTTGCTGTGGCTGCGACTATTGGGGCCGCCGCTTTGGTGGCCGCAGAAACGGCACCAATTGGGCCTACCACAGGCA